AGGACTTATGCAAAAACTATTATTCGGTTGCAATATAGATTTCATTCAAAAAAAAACAACCTATATCACACCGGATAGAACGTATTACTTTTACGAATTGGATAGTGGATTAGGTATTTGGAGTAATTCAAATTTAAAAAGGGGAGATGCGATATGCCCATAAGATTTGACGCTGAAATTATCGAAGTAAAAGCCAAGAAAGATGGACTTGATAGACTTTTTCGAGTAATACTAGAAACCAACCAATCCGCAGTAATGGAATTACAAAAATATATCGCAGAGAACACAGTAATTGTGGAGGTAAAAGATGAACGATGAGATGTCGCAAAATGTGCCAGACGTGCATAAACAAATTGAATTTTCTTCATTTTTAAGACTAATAGAACAAGAGTCCGTACCCGATTCATGGGAGTTAATTGCCGAAGCTATTGGTGTTCATAGAAACACAATAACTAAGTGGAAAAAAACTCCAGAATTTCAAAAGGCTTTGGCGGTTGGAATTAAAAATGCGATAGCAAATATGGAAAATTCAGGGCGTAGAGATTGGCGTATGTGGAGAGAAAAAATAGCACTACTGACTAAAGAAAAAGAAGAAGCAAAAAATATTACAAACATTTTGGTCATTCCAAGTGAGTTAATGGCAAAATATGGAATTACACAAGTCACAGAAAATAGTAGCGTCTGACAATCATAATTACCGGGTTGTCTGTTGTGGTAGACAGTGGGGTAAGACTACGCTTTCAATATTTGAAATGATTGCTTGTGCATATGCAAAGAGCGGGAGGGAAGTTGCTTATTTTGCTACTACATTTGACCAAGCTCGTAATATTTCATGGGCGATGCTTAAAGATAATTCAAGAGCTATATGGAGCAAGCCTCCGAATGAATCAAGACTTGAATTATGGGTACAGACACAAGATGGGGGCGAGTCAAGAATAACACTTAGGGGATTTGAGAATGTAGAAACAGCCAGAGGACAACAGTTTGATTTTTTGGTAATTGATGAAGTGGCTTACATGAGAAACTGGAAGTATTCATGGGAGCAGATATTACTTCCGACTTTAGCATTTAGACATGGTAAGGCTTTATTCATATCAACCCCGCAGGGATTTAATTCGTTTTATGAACTTTATGAATTAGGTCAAAATAGTAAAAACGAAGATTGGAAGTCATGGAGGTATACATCTTATGAAAACCCATTCCTTGATACAAAGGTTATCGAAGCAGCTAAGGTTACAAGTACGGAAAACGGTTTTGCGACTGAATGGTTGGCTGACTTTAAGCAGTTTTCAGGTCTGGTCTACAAGGAATTCCAAAGGGAAGTCCACGTTATCGAACCCTTTGACATTCCAAGTAACTGGAACGTCTATAGGGGAATCGATTTCGGAAGTACGAATCCAACAGCCTGCTTGTGGATTGGAGTTGACAGTGACGAGAACTGGTATATTTGTGACGAACACTACCAGACAGGACAAACTATTGACTATCACTCAGGAGTCATCAGGTCACACCCACTATCATCAAGAGTCGTTAGAACATGGGGAGACCCTTCAGGTGCTCAGTGGATTAAAGAATTCCAGCAAAGGGGAGTCTATATCACCCCGGCAGACAAAGAGACGAGCACAGCGTTCAATACGTGGGTTAGATTTGGCATCGAGAAAGTGGCGGAGAAACTCAAACTATTACCTAAAAACGTGGAGAGAAATGGAAGTTTTAGAAACGGACTAAACCCATCACTTTTTGTATTCAGTAATTGTGTCAACACTATAAGGGAGTTTGAAACTTACAGATGGCGGGAAAAGAGTGTTACCCAGGCGCAGGACTTAAACGAACCAGATGTACCGGAGAAGGCTAACGACCATGCGCTTGACGCCTTAAGATATATTGCAGTCAGTAATAAAAAAATAACTCAAATTAACTTTAATGATTTACCAAAGTATAAACCAACTGACTCAGTGATAGGTATATGATACTGCCCATAGATACATCAGCCGAAGAGTTTGCACAATATATTGCCACTAATAAACCATATTTGATTGAGATAGAGGAAGAGATACAGAAGATGGGGCAGTACGGTGAGATGGAAGTAACTATCTCGGTCAGAGGTGGCAGGGTTGAGAAGGTAAGTTTCTGGAAAGGGAGAATTTGGTTAAGGGAAAAGAGTTTGACGCAGTCAAAAAAGTAGTGTATTAAGTAAAGTTGCTTATCGTTAAATTAACGCAGGCACTCGAGAGAGTGCTTTTATTATGGCAAAAAAGAAAACAGATGACCAATCTTTAATCCGGGAGATTAACGCTCAGTATGACCTCGCTAAACGCTACTTAGACCCCGTGCATGACAGGATGAATTCGCAAGAGGAGCTCTACCGTTGTTATATCGACTCCGCAACTTATCCTCACAATGCACGGGTATTTGACCCTAGAATATTCAGAGTAATTGAAACTATAACCCCAAGAATGGTGGCCAACGAGCCGACAGGTTCTTTCTATCCGGCAGAGTCAGGTGATGTAGCAGTCAATGAGATACTTAACGCTTTGATGAAGTATGACTGGCGTAGGGCGGTAATGTTTCCCAAGTTAGTAAACTTTGTTAAGTCAATGCTATTATTCGGAACTGCATTCGGAAGAACTTATTGGGACTACAGGGAAAAAGAAAAAACCCAAATGATTCCCAAGAAAGTAAACGGCAAGAACGTCTGGACACCCAATGAGAACAAAAAGATTTATGTAACCGAGTATGACGGGCCTAACTTTGAAGTGTTAAACATTTATGACTGTTATCCCGACCCCAATGCTACAAGTTTAGACAACATGAGATGGTTCATTTATCGGACTTTCAAAACTTTGGATGAGCTTAAGAATGAAAATGATGCCAGAGGCGCTGAATACTGGAAGAACTTGGACAAGTTAGAGACTGCAATTAAAGATGTCCAGAACAAAGACAACCGAAACAACAAAAACATAGGCTATACACCAGCAGATATCGAGTACAGAGAACACAGAAGAGTCATGTTATCCACCCAAGAACTACACGGTGAGGATAAGTCTAACCCGGAGTTTGTAGTTTTGATTAGGTATGAGAAAGACAGGTGGGTATTCTTCGTTCCAGAGTACGGTGTTGTCATAAGAGATGTTGAAAACCCTTATTTTCATGGACAACTGCCGATAGTTTATGGAGTAGATTATCCATATCCGGGTGAGTTGTACGGAATGGGCGAGATTGAGCCGTTAGACCGCATCCAGAGGGCTATAAATGCCGTTCTTAATCAGAGGTTAGACAATGTCCAGTTAGTCTTAAGGAATATGTGGAAGGTCAAGAAGAATTCAGGCGTTGATATGCATACTTTAGTATCAGCTCCGGGGAATATCGTAACTACTGACGATATGGATGCCGTTGATGCTTTCGTAGTTCCAGATGTTACGGGCCCGACATTTGTCCAGACCATGAATTATCTAACCTCAGCACTACAAAACGGTTCAGCTATAACAGACTACACTCAAGGGATAGACTCATCAGCCAATGTAGGCAACAAAACAGCAACAGGCATAAGACTAATCCAACAGGAAGCCAACGCCCAATTTAAGTTAAAGATTCAACTCTTCAACACAATGGTTATCGAAAGAACCGCTAACCTTTGGAAGGATATGAGAATTCAATACACAACTGAAGAACAGAAAATTAGAATACTCGGAAGAAACGAAGTCAAGTATCTAAGGGAGAAGACCGAGCTTGGCACAACCGATATGGAAGGCAACCCCATCATGCCAGGGGATTTGGAAACACAAGCCAAATTAGTCTATGGTAAGGATGACAGCTTTGCATTCTTATCACTACTTCCAGAAGATATCCAACCATCAATAGTAGGGGATTATGATTTCATCGCCGCCACCTCAAGCGAACAGATATCAGACCCGATTGCTATGCAGGAGAACTTCTTTGTGGCTTTAGACAAACTTAAAGACCCGGCTTGGACTCAAGGACTGGCATCAAGCGGTAAGAAATTAAACTATGCTGACTTAACCGAGAAGGTATTTGAAAAACTTAACTTAGGAATTGAACTTAACGATGTACTTGAAGATATACAACAACCCCAACCGATGGGTATGCCTGACCCTATGAATCCAATGGGACAGCCACCTATGGGTATGGAAGGAGGATTAAATGGAGCAGCAGGAATTGGACTCCCAACAGCAGGAGGCCCTGGAGGAATCCCTCAGCCGGGGTTTGGCGTTTGAGGAGCTTATCAGGACTAAGGGATGGGAATATGTCAAAGCGTGGTATCAAAAGAAAATTCAAGCGCTGGCTACGGGCCTTCTTCTTGAGGATAAAAAGAAAATAGAAGAGTTTGAAAACGATAGAAGAGAGTTAATTGGAATAAGAAGATTATTAGGGTTAATAGATAACGATATTCAAATTTTAAAAAAACATGAAGAAGATAAACGACCTACCAAAAAGTGATGAAGACTTTTGGGATGGGGATAAGATAGTAAGCCATCCGATTAAGATGATGATTTGTGACACACACGGCAAGAATTGGATAGACCATGTCGGGTATGTTGACAACCATGATGGAACGATAAGCTGCCGTAAATGCGGATGGGGATGTTTCTTACCAGGATACATGAAAGTCCATAACGAAAAGGTTTTTGATTTGAGAACAAGATAGACCAGTTTCTATCTTGTTTTCAGGCCATAAGCCTGCACTACACCTATAACGGTGCTTAACAAGTAAATAGGGATGTTCTTGGTTACATTCTTAACCATGCGAAAGGAGTTAGCTATGCCTAACTTAGATGACTTAGCTGCCGCCTTAGATAACCATCAGGTGACTGACGGTGAAGGCGAAATAGCAGGGGAGACAACCCCTCAAGAGGATACAGCACCTCAAGAACAAACAACTGTTGATGAAACTGCAAGGGCAGAGAAGTCCGAGGAAACCGAAGACTCTACCCCAGTAGAGGATAAGGGGACTGAAAACGAACCAGAGATGGTTCCAACCGCAGAGGATGAAACAGGCAAACGGTATGTACCTGAAGCTCGTTTCAAAGAAGTGTACGCTAAGTGGAAGGAAGCTGAAAGGAAGTCCAAGACTCCCGAACAGCCATTCCAACCGCAACCCGTAACACAACGTCCAGTTGAAAAGACTGACGCTTTGGAAATTGAGTTATTACGAAGTACATTGCCTCAGTTCAACCCTGAAAGCCCCGACTACAATCGGGAACTTGACGAGTTAGGATACTCACTTTATGAGTCCTCAAAAGACAATAAAGGGAGACACACGATAACTAGGATAGAAGCTGGAAGGAAAGCCGTATCTTTGGCTAAAAAAATTACGTCAAAGGTTACGGAAATAAAGACTGAGGCCCGGACTGTAAAAGCCCAGCAGTCTGACCAGGGGATTACCAATCGAGTTCTGAACAGGGAGGCCAATAAACTAGAACCTGAGAAGATGACTCTTGAAGAAATGGAAGGGTGGCTTAAAGAGAATAATCAATGGTAAGGCTCTTCGGTTAGGAGGTGAAATCATATGGCACTATCAAACGCAGCAACATTAACGACAGATACTACTTATTCAAGCCCGGCTATCAAGAACCGTTATTATGACGAACTCTTTTTAAGACAGGCTGATAAAAATTTAGTACATAAACAGTTGGGACAATTAAACCGCAAAGTCAACCAGGGTCAAGGTGGCTATGGTTCACAAGTTCTTTATTGGACAAAGTGGATTAACTTCGACACAGTGACATCAGGTGATGGAGAGGGAGTTCCAACCACAACCCATGCATTCTCAGCATTGAACGTAACTGGTTCTACAGCTCAGTATGACAACGCTGTTTCAATCTCCGATATTATGGCTTATGTCTCATTCGGAGATATTATGAAAGCAGCAGTTGAAAGACTTGCTTACAACGCAGGTCTCTCTATTGATACCGTAGTTCGAAATGTTATAGCAACCGCTATGACACAACAGTCCGCTTCCGCTCAAGCATACTGGTCAGCAGTTCCCGCCGGAGCTAACCTTATAGTTAGCGAAGTCAGGAAAGCAGCCAGAACGCTTAACAGAAACGATGCGTTCCAAGTTGATGGAGATTGGGTGGCAGTAGCCCATCCTGATTCAATCTATGATTTACAGGGTGATACTACAACTGGTGGCTGGATTGAAGCTAACAAATACACTGAAGGCAGAACTGGACTTCTGACTGGTGAAGTTGGTAAATTGTACGGAGTCAGATTCTTACAGACATCCAACGGATATACAAGAGGAAGTTCTTACGCTACTGCATCAGCAGTTGTGGCTTCTACAACAATTTATGTCACGTCAATATTCGGTAAAGACGCCTTTGGTGTCTCCGAGTTACAGGCTTTGAAAACTTACGTCAAACCCTTTGGGTCTGGTGGAGTTGGAGACCCGACTGACAAAATTGCAACCGCAGGTTGGAAATGTCTATTCGGTACAAATGTACTTAACAGCGCATTCGCAATTAACATCAATCATACTGTCTCCAGTACTGCCTAATTGCAGTAAACGACAATATGAAGCTAAACCCCCCTCGTAATGGGGGGTTTTAGCGTTATATTGTACTTTATTAAAAAATATGATATACTTATAAACATGGAAAAGACATGTGTGTGGTGTCAAAAAAAATTTCATATTCCCCCATCGCGAAAAGATACAGCTATTGCTTGTTCTAAAAGGTGTGCCTCTTTATATAAAAATTCGTTAATTCAAAGACCCAAAAGCAAATGTGAATATTGCGGAAAAGAATTCTGGCGTCCTCCATCGTTACAAGTGGGCAAGCGAGTATTTTGTTCTCATAAATGTCATTATAAAGCTAAATTGATTCATATATATGTGTGTGAACTTTGTAAAACTGTATTTCATAGACCAATACGAAAAAATCAGAAAAAGCCACGGTTTTGTTCTAAAACCTGTATGTATGCTACTTTGAAAATAGAACGTAATCCAATTACTTCCAATTGTTTACAATGTGGAAGACCAATTCATAAAAGCAATTCGGCTATTATTGCTGGTGAGGGTAAATTATGTTCATGGGAATGTAAAACATATTATCAAGTAGGAAAAAATAGATATCATAACGGAATTGCAAAATATCCTCATTACTATTCTCGTCCTGACTGGAAAGAGCAACGGATAAATGCTATGAAACGTGATAACTATATTTGTCAAGATTGTGGATTGCATCCGAAAAACCATTCCCGTTTACAGGTACATCACTTGAAGCGAAGAATATTAGGTGGAACTGATGAATTAGATAATTTGATTACATTATGTTTTGCTTGTCATAAAAAAAGAGATGGTAGATTATACTAGTTAGATTACTAGAAAGCCTCACGTGAGTGGGGCTTTTTGGTGCTTGCACTATTATGATATAATAAGTGCGTCAATCCAAAAACATTTTGGCAGACACCCAAGACGGGTGTCTTTTTTTATGACTAAATGGATAAAAATTAGAGACGGTAAGTATAAATGCGTTAGTGATAATGACCCCAGGCCTTCGGTAAACCTTCCAGACAAGAAACTAGGTAAGATATTCATCCCCTTTAGTCCTTCATGGAGACAGCATGAGAGTGAAATGTGGAATGATGACACCAAAAAAAGCATGAAAGCTACTGATAATTTCATAGATGAGCGTGAACATGAGATAAAAAATGACCCTAAAGCAGCCAGATGGGAGAAATCCCGTAAGGCCAGTTGGGATAAAGAGAAGCCAGCATGGCGTAAATGGGCTATGAAACGTGGAGTTTTTGATAATTAGAAAGGAAACATATGATTTCAATAGTGATGAGTACCTACAAAAGACCTGAGATGATTAAAAGGGCAATAAAAAGCGTTTTAAGTCAAACATATACCGATTGGGAGCTGATAATTGTCGATGATAGGTCAAAAGACAATACAAAAGACGTTGTAGAGTCATTCAAAGACCCCAGGATTCATTATATTGAGATAAGTAGACACTTCGGATGTGATACAAAGCCCAAGAATGAAGGGATTAAAGCATCAAAGGGCGAATATATAGCGTTTTTAGATGATGACAATGAGTTTAGGCCTGACCATTTGGCTATCCTATTGAAAGAGTTTGAGAAAGACCCCACTCTAAGTTTGGTTTACGGTGATAGATGGATAGTTGACGATAAAGGAGTTATCCCCCCCCAATTAGGGATGACATCAGATTTTGACCCGCTCACGTTGATGACGAGGAACTTCATCGACACATCAGACGTACTGGTGAAAAGACAAGCTCTCTTTGACGTGGGCGGGTTTGATGAAAGGTTTAATAAGTATGTCGACTGGAACGTATACGTCAGGATGCTTAAGATGGGCAAAAAATTTAAAAGAGTTCCGACCATCATAACCAACTACCACTTACACGAAGACATGAAGTCACTTAAGGTTAGGACTAAGCATGATGCCCCCGGAGTATTCATTCCCGAATGGGATGCTTATAACTGCGAGATAGAACTTCCGTATTTAGGCAAGGAAGTTAAAGAACCTAAAGTAGCCATCTATTCAATTACATACGACAGGATTGAATATACTAAAAAGTCTTTTAAAAGTTTAAAGGAAACTGCGGGTTATCCCTTTGACCATTTTATAGTCGATAACGGTTCAACTGATGAAACCAGAAGTTTCTTAGTAGATTATGTCCCGCCTGAAAGAAGACTAATTCACGGCGAGAACCAGGGAATATCCAGAGCCTCAAACCAAGTAGTAGATATGATTAAGGAAAAAGACTACGACATCATAGTTAAATGGGATAACGATTGTATCGGGTTGACTAAGGGCTGGCTATTAAAGATGGTAGATATCTGGAAGTCAAACAGAATGATGGCTTTGTCATGCTACGTTCAGGGGTTGGTCGATAATCCGGGCGGGGCGCAGAGAATTGGTTATGGAACTCTTAAGGGTGAACTGGTGGGAATAGCAAAACACTTAGGAGGTATCTGTCACTTCGTAGACGCCCATGCTTATGATGTTTTCCGCTGGGATGAGGATAGTTTTCTTCATGGTGTACAGGATATGGAGTTTTCACAGTATTTGCAGTTTCACGGCTTCTCAATGGGATATTTAGAAAACTATTACGTTTCACATGGCCCGGTTAATACTGCAAAACAAAAAGACGATTATCCCGAGTATTTCGAGAGACGTATTAAAGAAAAGCAGACCAGATATGAAGAGCACGGGAAATAGCCAAATCAATACCAGGACTTATTGGAATTTTATTTATACGAATAAAGCTAAAGAAGTCGAGTATTGGTCAAGTAGTGGCAGATATGAGGCCCTTTTAAATGAAATTAAGGATAACGAAAAGTTTATAGACATAGGTTGCGGAGTAGGCATACCCGGAAGGTTAGTCTTAAAAGAACGCAAAGGTTGTGAGATATGGGGTGTTGATATATCAACCGAGATAATAGAGAAGAATAAAAAGGAAGGTACGCCGATTAAATACTATTCAGGCTATGCAGGGTATAACGATTTTTTACCAAGTAACTATTTCACTTCAGTATTCTCAGGCGAGCTGATAGAACACTTGGATGACCCGAGTGTTTTGTTTAAGGAAGCGTATAGGATTTTAAAAAAGAAAGGCAGACTTATCATCTCAACTCCGCATGACAACGCAGTGACTTCACCTGAACACGTATGGGAGTTTAACAATGAAGATATCATTAAGTTCTATACCGATGCAGGGTTTAAGAACGTAGAGTTCAGGGAGTTAAAGAATATGGAGCATTTAGTAATAATTTTTGCAGTGGGGGTAAAATGATATATACATGTGATTTTGATGATTTTTCGGTATTAAACAATAGACTAGACTTGCTTCTAAGGTTAAGGGAGTCATATCCCAATATAAAGATATCCCTATTTACCATTCCCCTTGATATTGTCTATGAACGTGATGTAACGGCAAAATTATTAAGGGAAAAGACTTTAGAGAAGATTAAAGAGAACTTAGACTGGCTGGAATTGATACCGCATGGACTTTTGCATATGCCCCGTGAGTTTGAGAAGTGTACATATGACACGATGAAGAATTATATCTTCCCGGCGATTAAGGAGGCTTTTGATAAAGACGGCCTTCCATATGTTAAAGGTTTCAAAGCCCCTTATTGGTTATGGAATGCTGATGTAGTCAAAGCCCTTGATGAAGAGGGTTGGTGGGGAGCAATAGACCCCAAGCAGGAGATGATAAAGACAAAGAGATTCTATAAGTATTCCCATTCAATAGATGAACCGTTTTCAAAAGCCGTGGGTGTAGATGTGATTAAACTTCACGGACATATAACCAATGCTTCATCAAACGGGATTGAAAGATGTCTATTTAATTTATTCAAGATGAATCCGAAAGCGGAGTTTAAGTTTGCTTCAGAAATGTTGGAGGGAGAATGAAGATTGTAGCCTGGGGAAACGATAGCGGTGCTAAAACGTGGAGACTTGTCGACCCTTTAAGGTATATGGAGAAAAGAGGGCATGAGGTCATCATGTCCGAAAATGGGATAAATGAAGAGGAAGTGAATTGGGCTGATGTATGTATTGTTCAAAGTTGTACTGATAAGGATGGAATAGCACTTCTTAGAGAGTACCAAGTCGAGCATGGGAAAAAGATAGTAGTTGAGTGTGATGATGGGTTGGATTTGAATGACGACTCTCCGTTTAAGGAAGACCACGCTAAGTTTGATGCCAAGTTTGTCATAACAAGAACTATGGAAGTAGCCAACATGATAACTACAACAACACATTATCTAGCAGACCAGTTAAGGGTATATAACGACAATGTGGTTGTACTTCCCAATAGTCTGGACTTAGAACGCTGGGAACTGCCTTATCTAAAAAACGATACGGGAAGAATAAGGATAGGGTGGGCTGGTTCTATTACTCATTTGGATGATATGAAGATGATAGTCAAACCTATTAAAAAGATATGCAAGGAGTTTCCGAGAGTTCAACTGATTATAGTCGGTGACCCTAGAGTCGGTGAGCGATTCAAGGACTGTCCCGTGGCGACCATGACCG